GCTTCTCCCTCTGTTTTTTGATATACTCTCCTAAAAAATAGACATTCATTCGTCTTTCACATCCTTTCCAAACGTAGTATACACTATTTTTCATCTTTGTGCTACATCAATTTCTGCAAGCTTTCCATACATGATTTATATATCGTTCTATGTATAAAGAAATATACATAAGACGATATGGTCAACCGGTTTTTACTGTGATAAGATGTAGACACCGCAAAACTTACGGCTTAACATAAAAGAAGTAAACCGTTGAGTAGAGCCGAATGCAATAGAAAGGAGAACTCATCATGCGGATTATCAAAGATGGCAATGACGTGCTTGATCGTTCCGAGTGCGCAGTGATCAATTGCTGCGATGGTGCCAAGGGTGCATTCCCTCAGGATATTGAGGCTGAGCTTTAAGCGTTTCCACTCGATTTTGCGTTGATCCCTGAGAAATACTTTCTTGACAAATATATCAAGAAGCTCTACACTGAAGCAACTACAAAGTCAGGGAGAGGAGACTTCAAATGAAACAATATCTTGAAAAACGTGGAATCTACATTACTTGGTCTCAGCTGGTTATGCGAATCATTTTTGACTTGGTGGGCTTTTTGCTTGCCTTGTTGCCTGCTGGCCTAACTCTGTATCTTACAGATGTCTGGATTACCTCAGGTACTCATATGCCAACCTCGTGGATTTTGGGAATCGTTGTTTGTGTTTTTTTAATTCATTTTTACCAGTTTTATTTCGTCAACTATAATTCTCAGATGAACGCAGATCGCATGGCGGGTAATTACCGCCAACATCTGGCGCAAAAGATTTTGAGTAGCAGTATCCCTGCCTATGAGAGCCAGAACAAAGCCCGTATTCAAAATATGGCTAACGATGTCAGTGCGATATATACTGTAAGTAGCTATTTGGTCACAGTACCTGCAAACTTAGTTAAAGTAATTATCATCATTGGACTTCTGCTTTTCTATGCCAGCCCATCTGTTGCACTGACGGCAATCATTTTGATTCCGCTCTACATGGTTCCCAGTTTTCTTAACAAAAGCGAACTGGAAAGACTAGTAGCCAAGGAGAGGGAAGCTGGAGATTTATGGTTTCAGGAATTTGATGTAATTCTCAACGGCAAGGTTAGCATTACTCTAAACAAGGTCGAAAATTATATGCAGAACCGCTATAATGAGGCTCTGAAGTCATATCTTGATGCTCGCAATCGTCAACACTTTCTTCTGCTGATCGTGCAAGAATTCCCTCTTTTTGTCACCACATTGGCACCTCTGCTTATTTTAATCATTGGTGGAAACCAAGTGGTGTTGCAAAACATGACCATCGGTCAGCTGTTATTCTCTATTCAGATTATTGCCTACCTGTTCAATCCTCTGTCAGAAATTTCTCAACTTCATGCCCAGATTATCAGCCAGAAGCCATCCTTCGATCGTGTGGCAGACTTTCTTGCCATGCCAGATCAGCAAAAGAATACAGAAACTGTAGCCCCTCCAAAAATCGAGGCTCATAATATCGACCTGATGCGATCGGAGAGCGAGTCGCTTTTCCACGTGAACGACTTTACTGTCCACGGGAAAGGTTTGGTACTGATCCATGGAGAGAATGGCTGCGGCAAGTCATCTCTGTTCAATATAATCTCTGGTGTGTTTGCCCCGGACGCAAAGCATCTCCGTTTCAACGAAAACGGAAGATTTAACTGCGACAAATCAAAACCAAGTTATCTTTTCTATCCTAACTTCATTTTTCCAGGTACAGTCCGAGAAAACATTGTTTGTGGACGAAAGATTTCCAATACACAGTATCAAGAACTTGAAACTGTTCTTCAGCTGCCTCCCGCTGACAAGCAGGTGACTATCAAGCCTGAGAATCTTTCTCTGGGCGAAAAGCAAAAGATTTATCTAGCACGTACCCTTTTGGGTAACTCTTCTTGCATCTTGCTGGATGAACCCGGAAGCAACCTTGACGAAAAAACTGAACATAGCCTGATCAATTACTTGTTAAAGCTCAAGGAAAAAAAGTTAATTCTCGTTATCAGTCACAATGCCTACTATGATGCCGTAGCAGATAAAACTTACGAGATTCGTAAAGGAATGATGTATCAGGTACAATCACATTAAGCTGTCTACGGATCGTCAAAGGAGTGTGCGTTTGAACAAAAAGAAAAAGTTCACAAACACTTCCCCTTACCCCGATAAAGCCAGCAAAGAAAAACAGAGCGTTCCGAAGGGGAGCGCCCTGTTGTACATATCGCTGTTGTCTGTGGATTTTTCAGGGTGCGTCCGGGTGGCGCACCCTGTTTTTGTTTTACCTTTAATCTTCTAACCCATGGTTCCCGGCCACCAGCCTATGTCATTTGATACAGGTCGTTGGCCGGTTCTGTTATTTTTCGATTTCTTCCAATGTAGGCATGGCAGGGATAGCACCGTGGCGGCTGGTGGTGATGCTGGCAGCTTTATTGGCAAAGGCCAGAATGCTTTCCAGCTTGTCCACCGTCAGAGTGTCCAGCTCCTCCTTGCAGAGCTTGGACGGAGCGGCCCCAAAGAAGGTATCGCCTGCGCCGTTGATGTCGCCTACCTTGCAGGGAGCGCCTGCCACACGGCCGGTCTTGTCCCCAAAGCGGTAGAATACGCCGTTTGCACCCAAGGTGACGAAAATCAGCCGGATGCCATTCTGGGCAAGCTGGGCTGTGCCCTCGGCACAGTCGGTGGTGCCGGTAAGCAGGGGCAGCTCCTCATCGGACACTTTCAGGATATCCACCAGCGGCAGGGGAGCTCTTTGGGAATTGCTCAAGGATGCCGACCCGGAAATGAAGGCAAAGCTCCGCCTAGCCCTGCTCACCTGATGCAAAAAAGGGCACTGATTGCAATGCAATACAGCGCCCTACATAATCGGACATGGAAAACACCGACCGTGCAGAAACCGTGCAGAAACCGTGCAGCCATGGCTTACAAAACAAAAAAGCCATGAAATCTTTCGATTTACAGCTTCCACGGTAGACATTCCTACGCGTTGGAACCCGCGGGCTAAGCAACAGCCCACTGGGCTGATTGCTTGCGGCGCTATGCGCCGCCGCCCTGTTCGAGCCCCTTCCATCGCGCAAACAAAAAAGAAAAACCAGCACACAATGTGTACTGGTTTTTCTTGGTGCAGTAAAGCAATCCAAATCCGAACCATTTCCCTCGGATGCAACTTCCGTCGCTTCTCCAAAAGTCACGGTCTGTGTCCCTTCTTTATAGTTGAAGGTTATCAAAACCTTATCATCGTACAGGTAAATCGAATTGATGAACGTGTCCACCAGTGCCTGCCGCTGGTCTTTCAGGCTCATGTCCAGCTTGCGGAACCGCAGCAACCAAAAACGAATGAACTCCTCCGTGACTTTCGGCTTCGCCAGCTTTTCTTCTGCAATGCGGGCTTCAAGCTCACGCTTGGTTTCCTCCAGCTGCTCCAACCGTTCCTTGGTGGAGCTGGTCAGGATACCGGCCTGAATCGCATTGAGCATATTCTGGATACCCGATTCCGCATCCCGAAGCTGCTTCTCATAGAGGGGAATGTTGGTGTTTTCCTTATTTTGCAGTTCCATCACCTTGGCAATGATGGATTCCATGGCGGCATCGTCCTTGACAAGCTGCATGGTCTGGTTGACCACCAGATCTTCCAGCCACTGTTTACGGACGGTCTTTTTTTGCAGCCTTTATGCTTCTTGGCAGTGGCACATTTATAATAACGGTGGACTTCACCAGTCCGGCTCGTGCCGCTTTCGCCAAACATCAACGCCCCACAGTAGCCGCAGAACAGCTTGGTGGTGAGCAGGTAGTCATCCTCTGCCTTTCTACGGGCAGGGGCTTTCTTGTTTTTGGCGATCTTCTCCTGCACATCCTCAAACAGTTCCAGCGGAATAATGGGCGGGATGGCATCCGGTACGACCACATCCCGGAATTTCAGTTCTCCAATGTACCGCCGGTTCTTGAGCATATGTTCGACACTATTATAAGTAAATGCACCGCCCACCGGGTTCTTGATGCCGTTTTCGTTCAGCCAATCACGGATCTCCTTCATGGTGGAGCCTTCATTGTACTTCTTGAACGATTCCAGTACAAAAGGAGAGATGAGAGGGTCAATGTGAAACTTCCGCTCGGAATCCAGCGTATACCCAAAGGTTCCACGGCCACCGTTGCAGCGGCCTTTCAGGATGTTCTCAGTCTGTCCACGCACGACCTTCTCGGCAAGGTCTGCCGAATAATACTCGGCATAGCCTTCAAGGACGGATTCCAGAATGATGCCCTCCGGGCCTTCGGAGATGATCTCGGTGGCAGACATGAGCTTGACACCGTTTTTCTTCAACTGGGTCTTGTACCGGGCACTGTCGTAGCGGTTCCGGGCAAAACGATCCAGCTTCCAGACCAGCACAATGTCAAACAGCTTCTTGTCGCTGTCTTTTATCATCTGCTGAAACTCCGGGCGGTTGTCTGTCTTGGCAGAGATGGCACGGTCAATGTAGTGCTTGACGATGGTAATGCCATTCTTTTCCGCATAGGCCGTGCACTCCCGGATCTGGCCTTCGATAGATTCTTCACGCTGGTTGTCGCTGGAATAGCGGGCATAGATCACAGCGGTCATGGCAGGCACCTCCATTTATACATCATTGAACGGTGATACGTTCATCAAAGCAATGTTTCGTATAATGTATATATCACATTTTGCGGAAGATTGCAAGAAAAAATTTTTTACGAAAATTCCGCTAACAATTCGACTTTTTAACGCAACGACAGTAGCGATGAATTGCATATTACAAATATACTATTTGAATGTTGCGTAAATTTTTGTCTTGTGACGGTTTATCATGGATGCTCACTCCATCAAATCCGGCAGAATTTCCACAAACGTCTTATAGAAATCATAAATTTTTCCGTTTTCCTGTGCACAGAGCAGAAAACGGCTAATAATCGAGCCGGTACGATGCGATTTCTGAACGTGTGTCAAGTGTTCGGCTAAGTCATTTGGAAAGCCAACAGTCACTTCTTCTTTCATCAAAAAAGTCACATATCGTGTTGATTGCTTTTGCCAAAGAATACTCGATTCCGGGAACGCAGAACACATCTCGGCAGAGATGGTAAGCCCGCGTCGTTCCTGCGGCAGTGTCTGCGTGTGCTGCACCCGCGAGTAAAGGTATGGATCTTCGATATATTGACACAGCTTGTCTCGCTCGATCAAGTCAAAAGACACGATGCGCTCTGTATCAATATCTGACTTCTGATAAGGGTGCTCTCTCAAATCAGTCAGTGTTTTCACCGCTTGTATATGGCAGCGCAGTTTCTTCATTCGACGAGCAAGCAGCTCTTGCTGCTGTTCCAGTTCTGAAAGCTTTTCAGCAAAAAGTTTTCCATGCTGCTCCGGGGATGAGCCATCCATTTCACGGATCTCCTTCAACTGTAAACCAAGATTCTTATAGAAAACCACATCGGAGATCGTCATCAAATCCTCAATGGTGTACTCCCGATAACGGTTTTCAATTCCTTTTTCCGGGTGCAAAACCCCCTTATCTTCCCAATACCGGAGCGTGGAAGCCGGTATATTAAAAAAACGGGAAATTTCTCCAATCTGAAAATTCAAAGCCATAAGTTTACCCTCCCGATAATACCATAACATATTACCTGTTGACCTTCAAGTAGCTTGAAGGTTTATAATGGGAACAGGAGGGAACTATTATGGAAAACACTTTGATTTTTGCTTCTGAAAAAGAGGTGCAATTCGGAAAGCTTCTGAAATTTATCATACCGACTTATCTAACCTCACTGTTTAACACGGTTTATACCATTATTGACGGTATTTTTGTTTCTGCCTATGTCGGAACAAATGCACTGGCTGCCATTAACATCGTTTATCCTATTGTGAATGTGCTGACCGGCATTGCGCTTGTGTTTGCTACCGGCGGCAGCGCAGTTGCGGCTTTGCATATCGGCGGAAACAGAAAAGAGGAGGCAAGCCACGCCTTTTCTGTCAGTTCTGTTGCGGCTGTTCTGCTGAGCTGCCTTGTTTCTCTGATCGTTCTTACAAATTTATCAACGATTCTGTCCCTGCTCGGTGCAACTGATGTAACGATAGCAGGGTGCAAAACCTATGCACTTTGGTGGCTTTGGGCTACGCCTGTCGTGATAGGGAAAGAGCTGTTCACTTACTTTATTCGGGTAGACGGTTCTCCCGCATACAGTTTTGTAACAGCGCTGTCTGGCGGCGTTCTGAATATTGTTCTTGACTATGTTCTGGTCGGACGTATGCACATGGGTATCTATGGGGCTGCGCTGGCTACGATTTTAGGCTTGGTACTGTCGTTTCTCATGGGTATCTACTATTTTGCCCGGAAATACAAAGCCCTGTCCTTTACACTGCATGGCCTATCCGCAGGGTTGGCGCTGCGCTGCATGGTGAACGGTGCATCCGAATTTGTGGATCAGCTTGCCATTGCGATCACGACGATCGTATTTAACCGCACCGCACTTGCTTTCGCCGGTGAAGACGGCGTAGCGGCGGTTTCCATCATTATGTATCTACAATTTCTGTTTATTGGTGTCTATTTTGGATTTTCCATGGGCATGGCACCTCCGCTGAGTTATGCATACGGAGATAGAAAGATAGATGTTTGTCGAAAGCTGGAGCAATATGCACATCGTTTTTTCGCAATCGCTCCTCTTGTTATCTATGCGCTGACCTATTTTCTTGCTCCGGTCGGTGTGTCATGCTTTGCGAATACCGCTAGTCCTGTATTTCCCATTGCCGTATCCGGGATGAGGATTTACGGACTTGGGTTTCTGTTTTCAGGAATCAATATTTATGCTGCGGTTCGGATGATGGCATACGGAAAAGGATATTTTTCCGGCTTGATCACTTTTTTGCGTTCATTTGCTCTGCTGCTTCTGTTCCTGACCGTATTGCCGCAGAAATTCGGTCTAACAGGCGTATGGCTTGCTGTTCCTGCGGCAGAAGTTCTGACGCTACTCGTTGCAGTATGGTTTCTACGCCCGATTCAACGGTAGAGAAAAGAGCAGTGGCTTACCATAATTGTTCTTGCTACTGGTGGTATAAGAATCTACTGCAAACGGAAAATGTGGTTCTATCCTGATTCACATAGCGTATTTTTTCCTAAAGCCACAAGATGTGTCATACTTTCCTTGCTTCACTTCAATAAATTTTTCAAAACCCTCTTGACGCATTCTACATGCCGTGGTATTTTTCTTGTAAATCCCATTGATTTTGTGGATTGGTTCAAATTCATCCACAAGATGTGGTCGTGTTCATTTTGAACACAGCCACAGAAAGTGGTTGGTTATCACCGTGAGACCCACCACTTCAGTGAGGGAAAGTCCGCAAAAGAATTTACCGCCCCGCAACACACCCGATTCATTTTGCCGCCGATTCACCCCGACAAAATCATCGCTGCGCTGCGTGGGCGGTATTTTTCTTTTGTGGGGAACGTACCTTGAAAATTTCATGAGCCGTCCGAACGTGATACCGACTTTTCGTCAACGCCGCTGCACAAACAGGGGCAGGAACTTCGTTCGGAGCAAACGGCGATCAACATACACGAGCAGCGGAACCCTCTACTTATTTTTGCGTCTTAACAATTCGGAAACAATTACCCGGAAACGGTTTTGAGCGCAGCGGTAGAGGGCAAGAACCGTCCCGTGGCCACAAATTTTCAATTCTTGAAAATTTCCTGTCCATCCGGGACTTCACTTCTGCAATGCGTCTGCATTTCCGAAGTGATCTTGTTGGGGTAGCGCTTGTCGGGGCAACGCCCCTCCATCTGCTGTCGCAGACCGCGCTGCCGCTTAAAAGCCCCACTGGGGCTTTCATTGCTGCGCTGCGCTTCGCAAACGCGGTCCAACCCCAAACCCTGCTCATATTCGCACCTTGCGGTGCGAAAGAACGGCGTGTCGTGCTTACATAACTTCACCGAGGAGTTATCGAACAGACAGGAGGTACAATGACCAAAACGAATGTTCAACCGATTCCTAGCAATTTTCAGCACCACGACACGCCGAACAACAAAACGCACGTCATCAAGTTCCGTGTGACAGCGGAGGAAAAAGCGTCACTGGAACTCACTTGCAAACTCCTGAATCTCTCCCTCTCCACTTTTATCCGCCGTGCCATCCACAACGTCAAGATCGAGAAAACGGTCATCGTTGCCGGCGGCGGAGAAGAAACCCTGACCGCTGTTTCCACCCTGCTTGCCCAGTGCAGCAGGGTGGGCACCAACCTCAACCAGCTTGCAAGGCACTTCAACTCCGGCGGTGCAGACACCGAGCAGATCCGGGCGAAACTCCTTGACGAACTTGCAGACCTGACTGCATTCCGGCTGTACGCTGAGAAAGTTCTGGGTAAACTGTATGGCAACGCTCAAGCATATCGCCTCAGTCGCAAGGGCAGCTGCATTGTTCAACCATAAACCGCATATTTGCGACATACAATTCATTAGGACAAACAGGATAACTATATCAGCAGGGACCTCCGGGTTCCTGCTTCCTTTCTTCTCTGCTGCGATTTCGGGCATAATGCCGCAAAAAGCGTCATTTCTCAAAACTTTTTTCCACAAATTGCCATATTTTACTTGACATTGTCCCCTTTAGGGTCTATAATAAGGGTACAAGAAAGCCAATGACCCAAAATGAAGCAATCGAGGATAAAACAGAACGCGGAAAGCTCCACTCGCCGATAAAGGTTCCAAAGTGGTATCGCTCGCTGGGAAACGAAACCTCTCCTGCTCCGGGTGGCAAGGACAAAACAGAACGTGGAAAGCTCTACTCGCCCACAGCGGTTTCAAAGTAGCATCGCTCACTGAGAAATGCAACCTTGCCGGATTTCTTGCTTTTTGATGAAACGCCTGTTTGGAGGATAAAAAGATGTTCAAGAAAATCGTGAAATCCATTGCCGCCATCAAGACCGAGAACGACCGCGACGAGTGCTACTGGCAGATTGACCGTGCATTCGAGGAGGAGCGCATCTCCTTTGAGGACCACGAGCTCCTCTACGGTCTGGTCGGTATGGTCGAGGTTGCTTAATTTTTTTGCTTTCGTGTGTCCCTTTTAGGGACGTTAAGCAAGCAGTAAGACCCGTTTCGGGTAGGAGGTTTTTATGGAGCTCTACAAGTACACCGGCAGCGTTGCCGTCCTCACCGTTCGTTTCGGCAAGGCCGAGACCATTACCCTCTACGACAGCTACGACGACAGCGTCGCTCCGGTTCGTCTTGATGTGCGCGGTGCTCTCGCCGAGTACATCAAGAAAATCGAGGGCACTGACAGCGAGGAGCGGTACATGAATCTCGACTGGTACTACGACTTCAATATGCTGCTCCGGCGCATTGAGGTTCCGGGCGTCCCGTCCGAAAAGTTCCAGATGGCCGGTGTCCCGGCCAAGGTTCTGACGCAGACCCGCAGCAATCCGGACGAGCTCGTCTGCTTCGGTTGCCCCGACTTCATCAACACGAGCAAGCCGGTCTCGATGGGTCAAGATGATTACCAGAACTTCCTCATGTGGAAGCGTGAGAATAGAGATTAAGGAGGTGCAGACGATGAAGCGTTACCAGATTTTGTACAACAAGGCCGGTTTCCCGCTCTGCGTTTGGAAGTCGTCCGAGGCGGAGGCCCGCAGCTTTGCAAATAGGTTTCGGGCTGCTGGATACTCCGTCGATGTGTGGGAGCACACCGAGACCGGCGCACGTAAAACCAACATCTAATCCCGCATGACAATGACTGTGACTACCAAAGGAGTGTTCCGTATGAAGTTTATCCACATTCGCAACCGTGCGTATGACCGCTATGTGCGGGAGGACAACGAGGTCTGTCTCGAGCAGCGCATGGTTCGCATCAATGGCCGCTTCTGCTGGCGGTGGTGTGTGTACGCCGACTGCGGTGGGAACGTCGTCGAGATGTTCAAAACCCTCAAGGCCGCAAAGGCCGCCTACTCCGATGTGCTCGCCTGACGATGACCCCGTGGCAGGGGTCGAAACCATTTTGCCGTCCTTGGCAAGATGGTCGCGGGAGCCAAACCGCAAAGGAGTGTCAACTATGAAAATGAAGTCCTACAAAGCAACTTTCTTCCGCCACAATCCCCAGTTCAAGAATGGCGGTTACGTCACAGAGCGTAAGATTGAGGCTGTCTCGCTGCCCTCTGCTCGCAAAAGAGCCCGCGAGATTTCCGAGCACTGTGTATACGGCAGCATGGAGCTGCTCGACATCGAAATGGAGGCATAAGAGATATGACCGTTCTTGAGCGTTTGAAAGCTGCCGGGTATGACCCGGCCGTGTCCCTGTTCCCTGACAGTATCGGGAACGCCGGTTCCATGGAGTGCGAGCGCATCCAGATTCGCACGTTCTTCTGCCGTCCCCGCGAGAACGAGGCCGCCATCGGGGTGACCGCAACGGCGATGACCCACTTCTCTGACGGCTCGACCCGTCCGTACCCGGACGGCTGGCCGCGCAGCCTCGAGGCCAGCCTCACGCTCTACTTCGCTGGCGACGCGGACTTTCATTATTTCGGCAACGTCGCCACCGACCTTGTCGGCTCCGACGCCGATTTTCGTTACAGGCTCTTGAGCCGCTGTATTCAGGACTGCAAGTATTTCCTCGGCTGCGGCTCGCGTTTCAGCAAGTACCTCTGGGGCTGCTGCGTTGAGAATCATATTCAGGCCATGCGCATCCTGTGGGACAGCTTTTCCGACGACGAGAAGCCGGAGTGGACCTCTCTCGAGGAGATTGAGCGGTTCAGCAAAAAGATGCTCGAGGAGGAAATTTACTGATGGCTGCCCGGAATTTCAAGTTGTTTCTCGGCTGTCTCGGAAACGGCGTAACGGTCTGTAACTCCGCCGTGATGGAGGACGGCGATTTCAAGATGGTCGCCCACATCTCCAACGAGGGGAAAATAACTTGGTACGTCGGCGAGGATTACCCGCCTGCAGATGCTCTCGCAAGCATCCGAGCCTGCGCAGAGCAGGAGCGGGTAAAGTACGAGACATGGCTCAACGGCCTGTCTCCGGCCGCGCGCCGGGAGTATCAGCTCGAGCGGCTGCCGCCCCCTGAGTTTCTCGAGGAGCTCCGCAAGGCAAAGGAAGAAAGAGAGGGAGCCTAATGGCCCGCGATATTCACGATTACGACAGCCTCAAGAAGGCATACAGTGTCCTGCTCATGTTCGAGCGGTTTCCTGGTCCGGTGCGCAGTGAGCGCGTCGAGGAGTTTGTCACTCAGCTCAAGCGCGACATCCGAGAATACGTCAATCGGGTTTCCGATTGCCACATCGTCCGCGACGAGCTCGATTCTTTCGTTGAGCTTGTTGAGCTGCCCGAGAAGCTCTCTCCCCTCTCAAAAGAGAGCGTTCTCGAATGGTTCTATATGCACCGTGCCTACCGTGACGACCTTTATGATGGCGCGGGGTGCTCCGGTCAGTTCTTTACCACCCGCGTCAGGCTCTTTCGCCGTCGCGGCCGCTGGTACGCCTATCATTTTGTTTCAGTCGATATGTAAGGGGGGTGTTTGGTAATGACGACCGGCGAAAGAATCAGGCAGGCTCGAAAGAGTGCGGGTATGACACAGGCAGAACTTGCACATAAATTGGGGATTTCTGCGGCTGGTATTGCCCAGTGGGAAAATGATTTGCGGAATCCTAAAATTGAAACTTTAAGAAAGCTCGCGGATGCCTTGGGGGTTACGTCCGAGGTTCTGCTCCGTGGTTCCGCTTTTTCGTATAGCGGCGGCATCAAGTACATCAATCCAGAGCACGAGGCCGCTTTCCTGTCCGAGCTCAAAAGCGTCCCGCACATCGTCAATCCCGAATCCGGGCGCATCAATCCCTATTGGGGCGCGTCCCTGTATCTGCTCTCCGCGCTCACGCGCTGGCCGGAGCTTCGCATCTCCGTCATCGGCGAGGACTATATGGCGTTCGCGGCCGCAAAGGAGGCGTTCAACCTGAGCCAGAACGAGCGCATCATTGTCGAGTTGGCCGCCAACTTTTACAACGCCGGTCTGTTTGGTATGCCGGGTTTCGAGATGGTCTACGCCACCTGCGACACGGCTTTCACGCTCATTCTTGAGGCGTTCCGCCTGCGTCGCGCAAAGCTCTTTTACAAAGATGGGGAGGTGTCTGCAGAATGGGAAGAAAGAAAATGAGCCTCCGGCGCGCCGTCGCCATCCTGCGCCTTGTCGCTGCGGACGACCTGTCCTCCGGGCGGGCGATTGACGGACAGAATGAGGCTGCTGCCGTCGTGCTGGAAGATTACGAGGAGACAAAGAAAGAGCTCGCAGATTGGGTGAATGCTTCTCCCGAGGAGCTCGCCGATGTTATAGCCGGGATGTAAGGAGGCCTGTACCGTGGCTGCTGTCTATCGGACGTTGTATGAGAAGTATGAGCAAAACGACGTTTTGCACGTTGGGATTCAGGAGGTCGTGGAGGCCGAAAAGGAGATTGACACGTTCCTCAAGTCTCTCGACCGGAACCAGCGCGACCAGCTCGACACGCTGCTGGGGCGTCTGTCCCGTGCCTATGAGATGCAGGGCTTTCTTTTCGGCGGTCTTGCATCTGGCGCGAAGTGGAACGGCAAGACGGCTCCCGAACCGGGCGACGGCTACGGCCGGAGCGTCCGGGCCTATCACGGCTCAACGCTTGCTCCGGTCTGCCAGATTGACCGCAAGACAAATCAGGTCATCCATGAGTATCCGAGTATCGCTGCTGCCGCCCGTGCTACCGGTCTGGATGACAGTGCTATTGGAAAGGTGTGCAAGGGAAAGTTACCCCACGCTGGCGGTTTTCTCTTCCGGTACATCGAGCAGTAAATCTTTCACAGGTACGCAAAAATATTTCAACAATTTGCCATTTTGCTCTTGCTTTCCACGCGCTCGCGTGGTATAATATAGTCAGTTGAGGGGGTCGCTCCTCAATGAGTAAGGTGGCAAGGCCAGAAAGGAAACGACATGGACGACGAAATGAATACCGCCGAGGTGCTTCGCGACGAGGCAAAGGAGAACCGGACCCGTGAAATTCTTGAGCTTATGCGTAACAGCAAAACGCTCGAGGAGGCCGTGGAAAAAGTAAAAGCCCTGCTCAACAAGTAAGCAGGGCTCTCCGATGAAGAACAAAGGCCGATGACGGCGGCCAGAGTTCTGAAACGCCGGGGGAGTGAGAAACAGCTTGCAGATGCCTCACTTCTCCGGCATTTCTATTATAGCAGATTCAAGGGGGATTTCAAGATGTCAGCTTTAACGCCTGTTGCCGCCCGTATCGCCGGGCTGCGTGAGGCTCGTGGGTTGACCCGCACCCGGCTGTCGCAGCTCTCTGGCGTCCCGCTGCGGACGCTCGAGGAATGGGAGGCCGGTCGCCGGGTCCCGCGCGATGTTTACCAGATTCATGCCGTCGCCGCTGCGCTCGGCATGAGCATTGAGGATTATCTTGGGCTATAATGAATCAGGAGGCCCGGCGTTGTGCCGGGCCTCCCTTTTTGTTATTCGGGCATAAAGCCGTAACCGGCCTCAAATGCCGCTACTTCTCGGAGGTAGGCAACGCGGCCCGCTGCGCTGTCGATGGCGTCGCGCAATTCGCGGTTATCCACCAGCTTGAGCAGCACGGTGAGCGTGTCCTCTGCCTGCATGATTTCGCGGGTGTCCTGCGGGTTGACCTGCTCCATGTAGAGCTCATAAATAGACTGTTCCATGCTTGCCTCCTATGCCCGCCAGAGGTTGAGCTGCCGCTGCGCATACACGATTTGCGCCGCGCGGTTCTTTCCGCTGCGGGTATTTTGGAGCAGCCAGAGTGACGGGAGGGCTGTTCGTGGTCCCCGTATAGCCCTCTCCATCACCTCCCTGTGGGCCGTCTCCCGCAGGCTGATTTTAACTTGCTGGCAATTTGCTGGTAGCTTTTCGGGATGCTCTCTCCTGCGTTGAGCCGTAGAACGCCACGAGCACGGCTCCGAGGCCTCGATTTCGTGCTTTTATGGTCTGGCCGTAAAGTTTGCCGCCTGACCATTGCGACGCTTTGTGGGTCTCCGCAGGAGGCTTTCGCCACTTGCCGGGTCATTTTATGCGTTCAGCTCTTTCTCGAGCTGCTTGATACGCTTTTTCACTGACAATGCGGGGTTGAGGCGCAGTCCCTCCCGGTAGGCATCGAGAGCTTTCTGCTTGAGCTCGTTCTGGTCGTATATCTGGCCGAGCTCTTTATAGGCGTTGGAGAGCTGGTATGTGGACATCTTGGGGTCGCTGGCCGACCGGCTCAAATACCCTACCGCTTTCCGCTCCGCCTGCTCCGTGTAGGTTTCTTTCAGCTCGTCAATGCACGACTGAGCCTTTTCGAGCAAGTAGTAGGGTGACAGCTCCGCCTTTTCCTCGTACTGTTCCAACGTCTTGGCATCCGGGGAGAGGTCAAAGCCATACTTCACGCGCTCGTTGCCGTAGTAGACCCAAAAGCACTTTTTGTCCTCGTCTATGTACAGGTGCGTCATGCCTTTCCAGCCGGTCTCGATTGCGCCCTTGTTGATGACCTCGCGCTTTTCTACGTCGATGATGGCAAACGCTCCGCTGTCCTCGTCGTTCTTGGCATTGTAGGCCGTCTGGAAAATTGCATACTTCGAGCTGTCCGAGAGGGAGACCGCGTTTGCAAACGATTCTGTTTCGTACACAAGCTCCGGGGTAAACGAATCATCCGTGATGTAAAATCTCTTTTCCCAAAAACAGGCAATCTTTGAATCCTTGCTTATGATAAAATTGATTTCGTGCATCGGCTTGTATGCGCACTGCCGTTTCAGCCTTTCCCTCACCTCGTCTACCGGGATGCTGGCCGGGTCTACGAATCGCGCGCCGCTACTTGTTACCCCCCCCCCCCC